TTAGCCGGCTTCCCAAGTGCCAGCGGTTGGAATCCCTCTTTGACGCCTACAATCAATCCAAGCACGGGTGTCGGCGGTAACCCCAATCGTGCCTTGTGGACGCCAAGGGTTGCAAGCGGGGGTGCTACTCAAGGGCAGCAATTTGTCGGCTTCTTGCCCAATCAAGACCCGTCAGAATATCCAGGCAACATTAACATCAAGGCAGGAATCAAAAATTATTACAAGCCCTCCACAACGATGCGTTGTTTGTTCTATGTAAATGACGAGGTAAACGCCCTTGCTTTTGCATCTTATGTTGGCTGGACCACAAGCGGTGCAGTTTATCAAGTTCCTATTGCATACCAACAACTCGCCACCGGCGGATACGGAGGAAATCTAATTTACACATCAGTCTGGCAAAACCAAATTCGGAGGGGTTTCTTAATTACAAGTTGTTCGGTAGAAGTATATGGTGGTATCTATAAGTTGACCGCCGATCTTATGCTTTCCGGCATTGGTGGCTGGGATAAAGATATCTATCCAAACCTTGACGGACCAGCCTGATGAGATCAATCGGAGGATTTAATGGTTCGTCAATTAGCGGTTCTTTTGCCGCTGGTGAGCCTATTTCGGCTACCGCGCTGAACAAACTTGCAGCCGGAATTGATGCAACACGGTCAATGCCTAGTAACGATGTTTTGTTTCAGTCTAACACGAACGGTACCGCATATAACTTACCGCAGCAGATTTATTATTCCCCCACTAGTGGCCCTCTTGATCCCAACTTGGACGACGATAAAGTAATCATAACCCCAGGCACCGTCAACCGATACATCCCCAAGATTGGTTCAACATATATCGACAGCATCCCTGCACCTAAACTATCAATTAATAACGATGGATATGTTATGGTAAAGGTGACCTATGCGGTAAATAAATTTTTCCCGCGCACCGCAGAAATTGTATTTATGGCAGTTACGACTCCCCCGGCGGATACACTTGATGAAAGTTATTGGCCGTTAGCCAAGGTGAACAAAAGCGTGACCAGCTCTGGGACTACTTATGCGCTGCAATACTTCTCTAATGGTAATCTGATTGTCAATCGCTTGTTAGCCGGTCAAGGAGAGGCTACTTGGTGGTGGGACGTCATTAAATAAATGCCAGACCAATGGAATGCATCTACGGCCTATGGACCTGACTCCGTGGTCGAATACAATAATCTAGTCTACAAGCGTTCTAGATTTCCAAATACTGTTGATGTGGGGCCGCCCCCTAATGAAGCGATGGGAGTTGATCCTCTTGGTGAACCGATTAGAACGTGGACGCTAAATCAATATGATTTTGATTTTTTAAATAAAAGAAATCGTATCATCCCAAGGTATTTTAGGCTTATTCAAGATTATGATACAGTCGCTGGTTTTACAAATTACCAAGGCATGACAAAATTTGCCCAAAGTGCTTATAATTATTATTTCTTTGATATTAAATATTCAGACGGCTACACGGTAGAAATAGATCAATCAGGCAGCGGCTTTGGAGATGTCCCGGCAAACAAGTGCGGGGTGGCCTTGCAACAACGGCAAGAACTCAACTGGGATACTTACGAGACGCCACCCACTTTCGGTGTGGAGGCTTATATAATTGTTAGGCAAAATTTAATTAAAGTAGGCGGACAATGGGTTGAAGACCCAAACGCACAGCCACCATTTACTTATTATGCGTTTTTGCTTTTCAACCATCCTTTATATTTTAGGCGCGTCTTCCAGCTCGCATATTATTATGGAGACAATGCATCACCGTCGGTAAATCACGAAGTGACTAAAAATTTTACGCCGACGGACAAGAATTACTGTCGGAGAGACTTTCTTAATAACGGATCAGAAAGTTATTTCCAGCCAGACAATGCCGCCTGGACGTTTACCCTTTCTGCCGGCGATATATTGGGTTCCGTTTGGGTAAAAAGCATAGAGTCAAACGACTGATTTGGGCAGTATTGACATACGGCTAAACTCAAACGGCGAACATATGTCCTGCACAAATCATCAATTTAAGCGGGGAGTAACCTTTATTGGTGCTGGAACCTATGCCACGGAGCCTGGGTGGCCGGCAAGCCTGACCGGGGTAACCATCGTCACCGCGCTGCTCGATGCCCACAATAAGCTTCATTATTTTGATGTAGTAATCACCAGCCCTACCACCTTTACGGTAACCTCTAATCAGACGCAGGAATGGAACATTGGTACGGCATATTGGGATATCAAATTTTATCAGAACACCAGCGAGGTGTTCTACTCTGCTACCGTAAGGCTTGAAATATTGCCCAACGTAACCCCCAACAAAGTCTCTTACTGATGGCCTTTACAATTAGCATTAACGATCAAGCGGCTTTTGAAGTCCTCTTTGCTGGTCCTGCCGGCCCGACTGGCCCCCAAGGCGTCCCCGGAGAGGGAGTAGCCGCTGGAGGCACAACGGGTCAGGTACTCAAAAAATTAAGTGCAACCGACTACGACACAGGCTGGTCTAGTGACATCAGCGGCGTTGCCTGGGGAGGAATCACCGGCACCCTATCTACCCAGACTGACTTACAGTCAGTTTTAAATAGCAAATTGGATACTACTAGTGCGGCGGCTACCTATTATTTGCAGTCCAATCCAGACGGGTTTATTACCGCACTTGATCTTACTGGGTATGCAACAGAAAACTTTGTATTGAGCCAAGGTTACGCAACGGAAATTTTTGTTTTAGGCCAAGGGTATATCACAAGTTCTGCACTTATTGGCTATGCAACCGAGTCATTTGTTAATTCTGGATTTTATCCTTTAACTGGCAACCCTTCGTCCTTCATCACTTCCGCCGCACTTGCTCCTTATCTCCTTTCCTCGACGGCTGCATCAACGTACCAGCCGCTGTCTGGGATGTCGGCTTACCTTACTAAGGAAGGAAACCTTACAGGGATTACCAACCCGGCAACAGCCAGAAGCAATCTGGATTTAGGTTCAGTAAGCGGGGTGACTTTTGCCTCTGCTACTATTCAGGGGTCTGGTAGTAACGTCGCACATTTAAACTCTACGTCATTAAGCCTTAATCATACGGGCTACGGACAATTCACAATTCAGCCATCGTCCGGCATAACGTTCCCAGACGCAACGACGCAGACCACGGCCTACACAGGTGGTAGCGGCACTTGGGGGTCTATTGTTGGGACACTCTCCAACCAGGCTGATCTTCAAAGCGCGCTGGATGTTAAACTTGACCAGCCCACCGCCGACGGACTGTATTACCCTCTTGCCGGCAACCCTTCAGCATTTATCGACGCTTCGGCGTTGATTGGATACGCCACCGAGTCCTTTGTTACCTCGCAGGGCTACATCACCGACGCTCCTTCGGACGGTTACACCTACGGACGGCTCAACGGAGGGTGGTCGGCGGTTGGCGGTGGCGGTGTATGGGGTTCAATCACCGGGACGTTAGGCGATCAGACCGACCTCGCAACGGTGCTTAATACAAAGACAGAAGTCGGAACGGTTTTAGGTTTAATTTCAAACCTATATTCCGACATCGCTTTCGGACCAAGTGGAGGCCCCAACATCCCGATGGGTCGACTGCTTATTACGGACGCACCTGACGACGGAGCTGGAAATACTAATGCGCGCGTTAACTTTTCAGCCAGCGCGACTTTAGGAAACATCCTGCAAGACGGAGACTTTGCACGAGACTTTCCCAGCGGTCACTTTGTTTATCGTAACGCAGGAACCACTTACACGATTGCCTCAACGTTTTACGTTAACCAGCAAGGGTTTATTACGTCGGCGTCTCTTGCTCCTTACGCTCCGCTGGCTGGTGCTACGTTCACCGGCAAGGTCAACATGGCAGCACCGACGGCTGGCTCGGCTTCGCTCAACCTTGGCGTGGGGACAGCCCCGACTACCTCTGTTGCGGGTGACATCTGGATTGCGACTAACATAAACTTTAGGGACGTTTCTGGGACGCTTAAAACTGTTGCGAATACCACCACCTCCAACACCTTTTCGCAGCCGCAGATTATTCAGTCTCCACTTGCAACAACCACCGCTGCCCTGCGGGTTACGCAGCTTGGCACAGGTAACGCCATCCAAGTCGAAGACAGCACAACCCCTGACGCTACGGCTTTCGTTGTAGATCAGCATGGCAAGGTCGGAGTCGGAACCGCCCCGGACGCAACTGCGGCCATTAAGATTGATGGCAACGGAATGTCCTTTAACGGCCTCGTGTTTAACCCGACCGCCACCGACGCACATACAGGCGGGCCAGTTACGCTCGACCTGCTCGTAACGATTAACGGAACCAACTATCGACTCGGCCTTCGCCCCGCTTAACATGACCCACCTCCTCGCCCTCGTCATCGGCTTCGTTGCTGGTGCCCTCGTTTTCCGCAAACACGCCGCCAAGGCTGCTTCCCTTGAAGCTAAGGGCAAGTCCGCCCTCGACGCCCTCAAGGGCCGCTGATCGGTGCGCCCCCTTCTGGTCATCGCCTTGCTGGCCCTGACTGCTGGGTGCGTCACAACCCGTCCGCCCCTCCCAGAGCAGCCGAACGCCCCCACCTCGGTGGGCATCGTGGACACAGTTGGTAAACAATGGGACCAGGCTGATCAGAAGGTTGCCGCATCGGTCTCCATTGCACGGGAGAACGCCGACAAGCCGGAAGTTGTACGCTCTGAGACGACCGTGGCACTCTCGTTCTTGCCAGCCGCCAATGCCGGCGAGCTTGCCCTCGCACGGGCACGTGCTGCCAAGGCCGACCAAAAGGACTACGCCACCGCCGTGGACTTCGGCAAGAAACTCCTCGCCCAGATTGACAACAACTGGGCCAAGGTCGAAGCCGACAACCGGGAAGCGAAAAGGGTTTCAGATTTAAAGGATGCTCGGATTAAAGAACTGACCGCCGACATCGAGCGCGTCAAAGCCGAGGCCAGCCGAAACATCTGGACGCTGACCGGCGCGGGTCTGGTAGTTATCGGTGCGCTGGCGTTTGCCTTTGGTGGCGGTCCCCGTGTCGGTATCCCCCTAATTATCTCTGGTGCCTTCTGCGGTGCGGTCCCGCACATCATCGACTCGCCCTACTTTACTTGGCTGGCAATCGGGACTGTTGCCATTATCGCAGGGCTAGGCATCTGGTGGCTGGCAGATAGAGTAAAAGATTCTGTTCGTTCGTTACATGACTAAACGACGCATAAAAAGTAAGGTAATTTTTAGGCGTCTGGGCCGTGAAAAGGCGTGGGGACAGGCTACGATTGGCGAAGGTTTAATAGAAATCGATCCGCGCCTCGGAGCAAGGCGACAACTTGAGGTTTTGTGCCATGAGCAGGTTCATCTTACGTTTCCAGAAATGTCAGAGACCCAAGTTGATCGTGCCGGCAAGGACATCGCAGCCGTCCTTTGGTCGCAGAACTACAGGCGAGTCCTGCTCGACGTTAACGCCAAGCCACCCCGCATCACATGAACGTCGAGACGTTTACAACTATCGTCGTGCCAGGCGTCGCTTCTGTTGCCTACTTTTCCGCCGGCATGGCGAACATCTACGTCAAGAACTACCCCCTTGCCCTCATGTGGATTTGCTACGCCGTGGCCAACGTCTGCCTTCTTTCTACCGTAATCCGTAAATGAGTGTTATCCCCCCCCCTACCCCCGATGAAATCTCTGTTTCAATTAGAGACATAGGTTTGGGCGTTTTAATAGGATCGGCCTCATGGCTCATCCGCTATTTCTGCTCCACCGAAAAGCAGTCGCTCGGCTACATCTTCCGCCGCACCGCCACCGCCGGATTTACCGCACTTTGCGTGGGGATGGCAACTAAGGGCTACCTTTCTAACGATTCCTTGGCTTTTGCCGCTGCTGGAATGGCTGGTTACGCAAGCCCAGAACTTGTTGATTACGCCCTTTTGAAGCTACGCAAGGGTAAGTAGTCGCCCTTGACCCCGAAAAGCCCGCCACGGGCTTCCTAGGCGGCTTTCTTGGGGTAAGGCAGGACTGGGTACTTCAGCTTTTTCATCAGTTCCTTCTTACGGGTCTTGGAACAGTTAAAATAGATGTACCGATACTTCATGCTGCTAAAGTATTCCTCAACCATGTCTTCGCCATATTGATCAATGATGTCCTGCTTCGTCATGCGTTCCCGGCGGCGGTAGACCGTCCCACCAGCGTTAACCGATGCATTCTTGGGTCGGAAGTACTTCATCTTCGGGCTAATGCCCGTATAAATCCAATTGGTAGCTTGGTAGATATACCCAATATGTCCCTGCTCGGAATCCGCAAAGGACACGATAATTTCAAAGGGGCATTGGCGAAGGGCATGGCCTACAAAGAAGCTTTCAGTATTCTTGGGCATCGATTCCTCAACCCATAACCTATTGAACTCAACCACGTTCTTGCTTTCGTCGTTGCCGCAAATGCCGTTGCAAAGAGTGTAGGAAGACGGCTTGCCAAAGACAATCACGCCGACAAGCCTGCCTTGCTGAAAGAAATCATCATTGGTCGTCTCGTTGGTGAATAAGCCAAACGACGCTGAACAGGAACATTCCCTGTGCAGGTAATGATTTTTAACGATGGTATCCATTGCCAACCTATATTCGATAGGTCTTACCGTGAGAGTAGACACGATGCTCATGTGTCGTATTTGGTGCCTTGGTAGTACAGAGCGGCACCCACCTTTCGGGGTTCGATAATGCCGTTGGTGACCATAGCCTTGATAAGGGCTTCCGCCTGGTCGCGCTGGAGTTTGTGGTCGGACACCAATTCCTCTAGCAAAGCCCCCCGGCTGATGCGGGGCTTGGACTCAAAGTGACGGTACTGCTGCCCGACCTTGAGCAGCTCGAAACCGCCGGCCAAGGGGGCGACCTCCCATAGCACCCGATCATCGGCGTGTTTTAGTTTGATTGATAGGGTAGGCTTGCCGTCTGGCGTCCGCATCCCAGCCAGCTTCCCGCGCTTCGTTAGGTTGAACGAGAACACGGGCAGTTCCTTCGACTCCCGCCTGATGTTGATAATGGCCCTTGACCAGTTCACCAACTCCGAACTCCCAATACCGCTGTACATCTGGTCGGACACCGTCTGGCCGTCCTTGACCTCCTGCGGCTTTGGTTTGCCCTCATGGTGGATGAAGACCATGATGCACCCCGTTTCCTGAAGCACGGGCTGCACAAGGTTACGCAGGAAGTGGGAGCAGACCTCCTGCTTGGATAGGTCACCCCCCACATAGGACAGCAGCGGATCGGCGACCAGCACGTCCAGTTTATGCCTTACGATAATCTTCCTGCACAGGTCGACAAAGTCCTTGCCCGTCTTCGACGCCTCGGTAAAGAACTTTAGGTTCGTTTTGCACAACGCCTTCTCTTCCGGGGACAGACGCATTCCAGAACTGACGCCCTGATAGGCTTCGGCAAGGTCTCCGATATCGCACTCGGCTTGAACGACTGCGATTTTGAGAGGGTGAATGACAGGTATCCCGAAGAGTTCCCGACCGATTGCCCAAGAAGCTGCCATCTGCATGACAAACGACGACTTCCCGATTCCTGATTGACCTGTAACGAGTAGCGAGCCACCACGGCATAAGTACCGACCGTGTCCGACGACGTGGTTAGGATCGTTTCTCGTGTCATAGTTTTCCAAGGTTTCCGTGCTGACTTCTTGTGGAAAGTCTTGTCCTTCCCTCCAAGCAACGAAGTCATCCCAGTCCAAGGCTCCCGTTTTAAAGGCGACGATTTTCTGTTCGTTCTCCCCGCGCATGACTCCGCCGAGGCGGCTCCAGCGGGACGGGTTCTTGTTTTGCGGGTCGGGTTCATGGTCGGAAAGGTAGTCATACACCGTATTACGTCGCTCTTCCCATTGCTCCTTGGTCTGGGCGTCGACGCGCACCCAGGCGTGGACTGACTTGCCGCCAGAGTCAACGAGCAGGCTGATGGGCAGGTTTGATTGCTGGAAGATGGCCACCTGCTCGTCCTTGGGCTTCTTGTCGAACTCGACCAAGACGTGGCGGTAGGCGGATACCGCACCGTCCGTCCCCGTGAAGTCGTCGGGCGTAAAGGGGTTGATGCGAATCCAAGCCCCCGACTCCGTGCCGGCAAACTTAGCAGCCCCCACGGCTCCGGGGCCAAAGAACTTGGTGATCCACTCAGCGCGGGTCAGGAAGATGCCCTTCGACGCCGGGAACCACTTACCGTCCTCGGTCTGGCCAGCTTCGTTCGTGATGCAGATGATGTCCTCGTTCGTAAAGCAGTTCAGCAGGACATCAGCGGTCGTGAAAGGCGTCTGGGCTTCAGCCAGCTCCGCAACCCGGTTGGGGTCAAAGACGAAGCGACCGTTCGCCCCGACCCTACGCTCCGTACCCTTGGCAAGCCAACCCTTCTGGCGTTCGTGAGGCTTGACGTAGGCGTCGTTCAACTTGTGACGCAGGTCTTTCTCAGACCACGGCGGCGAGCAGCGGAGGTTAAACTCCTGAAGCAGGCTCCAAGCGTCCGACCACGGCAGGTCAAACCCATTGGCCAATATGCTGGCGGCACGGTAGGTGGCGGGATGTCCGCCTTGGCCGGCGACAGCGGCAGGCAGTTTAGCGAGATAGGCTCTCGCCCCGGAAACACGATCCTCGGTGGTCATCGACTAGGCTGGGCGTAGGAAATTTTAAAACCGTTGATGGCAAGGCCGACGATATTGTAGTCAACCCACTCCTGAGCAACCTCGTCATCCCAGCCGTGCAATTTCTTGCAAACCTCAATGAGCTTGAAGTAGTTGTAAGTAAGAAGACCGTCCTTGCCCTTGCGGACGATAGCCTTCTTGAAAGCCGAGTGCGGCTCCAGTTTGATGGGAGTTTTCATAGGTGGCGGAGTTGTTATCCCCCCGTACCCCCTATGCGTCAACCGTAAAAGTATTTCATCTGAATCCGACGACCGTCAAAAAAGCGTAACTTTACTTTCTTTATCTTCCCAGCCTTCTCCATCTGCATTAACCAAACCCGTGCAGTCGAAAGGTGGATGCCCCACTTTTTTGACCAATCTTCCGTGGATTTGTAGCCCTTGGGGACAAGCTCGGCAGATCGGGACTTGATGGCCCATAACTGTTTAAGGACGTCTTTTGAATTCATACTGGCAAAATCCATTCATCTTGACCGTGCGGCTGCTCATGTACCCACGGTATCAGTTTCTCGTCAGTATAGTAGCCGAAGACCATGCCCTGCGACCAGGCGAACGTCGCCCTGCGCGTATTGGCGTAATCCATAGCCCCCCGGCGGGTCAAGGTGCCAACGCTGATGCCCGTCGGAGTATCGTCCCGTCGTCCCGTCATGCGACCAACCTTGTGCGTATGGGCAAAGATCACGTTCCCGTACATCTCGGCCATGTCCCGTGGGGCGTTTTCGCCGTATACCGTACCGTGCGTAAACTTGTAGTTGGCCAACTGGAACGCTTGCCAGATTCCCGTGTACTCAACAAACAGGGCTTTCCGCTTCCGGCAATGCTCGGTGATGTCGTTGATGAGGCGAATCGCATAGCCAGAATAAATCTCGTCGTTGGAGGCGGCTTCGCGCCAGAGGCGGACTTCGTGATTGCCGGCCAAAACGACGTTAGGGCGGAGCTGGTCTAGGAACTTTAGCCCCCCGCCAATGTCGGGTTCGACGGCGTCGCCCTTGCCCCGTGCCGATGACATGAACGGGGTCATATCAACGAAGTCTCCAAGGTGGACGGTCATATGGGGCTTCCAGCGTTCCTTGAACTTTAGCACCCCCTCGATGGCCTTCGGATCAGCATACATCCCGTGGGAGCAACCTACCGCCATGAACCGCTTCCAACCTTTATTGATGTTCATTGTGTACTGTTAGGCAGGTGTTTAGGGGGTCTGCCTATGCCGGCGTAGATAAATGATACCTTCATACGATTGGCTGCTTCCTGCACGGCACGGAGTCCGTGTTGATAGGCATAGGCGGTTTCCTTTGCCGTCATGCCGTGCTTAATGCCCTCAACGACAGCGAGCCTTGCTGGAGGCTTACCATACCGATTTATACCCTTGAGGCTCATTAACGGTTTAGCAGATTGACCGCTTTATGTTCGCCGTTGTGTAGTTCCCAAAAATCAACATCAGATCGCTTTAAGGTGGGCAGCACGTTGCGTTTCCACTTAGCCATTTCGCTGGCAAACTCGTCCCGGCTATAGGCCACGAATTCGGGATGCTCAACCTTGCCACCTTCAAGGATGACGATGAGTGCATGGCACCGCCTGGGCATCTTGTGGGTGTACTGGGTCAGGTTAATAGGGGGATTTCTCATTTGCGGTGTTTAGATGGTTTTAAGTTTAAACCAAGGTGTCTTGCGGCGTTGTAAAGGCTGGCACGGCTAAAACCAGATTTAGTCTCAATCTCGGAATATGTCATGCCGGCGGCGTGGGCCTCGATGATTGCTTCCTTAACTTTGCCGTAAGTTTCTCGGCGCGTTAGTTTATTTTTTTCCATTTGTTTAAAGGTTGTTCCATAAGTTTTTTCCAACGTTCCCGATCAGCTTTGCCAACCGATTCTACTTTTTGCACTTCATACCAAGTTAGTCCTTTTTTAATAAAGCGGGTGTTTTTGCAGGACATCCCTACTTGTTTGGGGTGGCTCATGGCTGTACCTCCCTTGCGTCTGGAGTGATGGCGTTGCCGGAAGTAATGGCGTCTGTTAGGCGTTCGACCTGGGAACGGAGCCGCTCGACCTCGGCCTTGAGGCGGGCGTTCTCAGCGTTCAGTTCGCCGATGCGTTTCATCATGGTCACTTCCAGATGTACCTTGCTCACGGCTGCTTGCCCTCCTTGGCGGCGTTCCATCCGTTTTTAGCGGCGTTCCAGGCGGCTTTTCTTGGAGGCCAATCCGCAGTTGGGTCTCCGACTGCTTCAGCCAAGGCATCACCGGCTTTGATGATACGCTCGTATTGATGGGACGGGACGGCGGTGACAAAAGACGATTCACGCAGCCTTTGGTTCTCGGCCTTGAGTTCGTTACAACGGGCGTCCAACTCGTCGCAAATCTCTTTCCAGCGCGGCAAGTCGGCCCATGCCCTGACCATCTCAGCCCACTTATCTGGATCAACGGGAATAAATTTGCTCATCGGTATATTTGGTACACTTCAGACGCTACGGCACGAACCCCAGTAGGGTCAACCGCCAATCGGGTATGGAGTATTTGCATCGCCGACATCATGTCAGCCAAGCTGCCCGCCTCTTCGTCGTTCGCCGGCCCGAAGCCTGGACGCTGAATCTCGACCGTCACGATCTGCACCTCAAGGTGCTTGGCCAGAAAGAGGTACTCATTCAAATAACGCCAATCGGAGATAAGGGCGATAGGGCGGACATCCAGCGGCGCGTAATCCATGAACAGGGCAACCTGAGCGTTCAAGTGCCGTGCGAAGATGTCTTTGTCTACCCCCCGGAGGGTACGTCCCAATTCGACCAGCAGCCCCCGATTCTTGACCTTAAAGTCTTCGGCGTGGAAATCTCGCTCGCCAGCTTTGAAAACCCCCATAGCCCGAAGCACGTCGTTCGCCCGTTCCTTCAGCACGTCGGCAAACTTAAACACCTCGGCACGGTTGCCGTTGCCGTTAAAGTGTTCCATCAGACAAGCGGCGAAGGTGTCCTTCCCCGCGCGAGCGACCCCGGTGATCATAAAGACCAGCGGCTTATTGTTCTTAGGCATCATAGTTTTTTGTAAACTGAAAGCGTTTCGTGAACTTTAACGGTATACCCCAAGCGTTTAGCCTGTGGAAGCATGATTTTCACTTTGCTGATTCCAAGCCTTGATACGACGACTTTGTCGAACGGAACAAAGCCAAGTTGGTGCATGATCAGTTCGGTCTGGAAAGTCAGGTCATAATAGATGCCGTCCTCGCGCCAGTCACCCGTCATAATGCAATAGGTCGCACCGTTCGACGCTTTGACTGCAAACCTCGAAAGCACGTCCTTATATTCCAAAAGGAAACCTTGCCAGTTTTTGCAACGATCAAGCCCGTCGTCGCCAGCATACTTTTCCAACCCCCAGTAAGGGGGGCAGGTAAGCAGCCCGTCGTGCTGCGGGACTTCGACCATGCGGGAATCAGCAAGGGTATTCTTAACCCCATACTTTTCCAGCGCGTTGGCAATAGCTTCGCAAGAAAGGTCAAACCCTTGATAGGCACGGCCATGCCGCTTGATGGCGTCGCCACGTTCCCCCCATCCGGCAAACGGGTCTACAGTAAGGCTTGCCCCGCGCAGGAATAGGGCGGCACAGGTTTCGGCCACTTCATATGGGAAAGGGCTGTATCCGCTTCGGCTAGATTGCTTGTTATGATTCGTATCACCCCGGACGCCGTGCTTGCCCATCGGCCCAATCTCCATGACGGATACTGGCAAGACCTCAAGGTGGTCTGCCGGCTTCGTCGTAGCAGGTATTTGGAATAGGTCTTCCATGCTAGGCATCTTAATTGTCAAAGATTCGACCGTAAATCTTTTGCAGGGGTGACTGACGATTAGCGGGTTTTTGCATACGCCAGTCGGATGAGATGGCCTTGGACGCCGATTCCTTGGACAGACGCTCGGCACCGCGCACCCCGAATTGCTGGAGCTTACGCACCTGCTTTACGGTTGCCATATTAAGGGCTTCCCGTGCCTTCAGGCGGGCAATCATCCAATCAGCCTGGTCAGAGGTCATACCACGGGCGTAAACGCCGTGGCGGGCTAAATCGGAGGCTTGGTAGCCGAACATAGAGGACTCGGTAGTCGGAGCCGGCAGGACGAACCCAAAGACGGCACAAGCAACGGATAAATCGACCAGCCCCAGTTCCTTGGCTTCTTTCGTCGCCGACCGCTGCTCTTCAGCGGCAATACGGCGAAGCATACCCTCCTCGGCATGACGATCACAGGCTTCGGCGGCGTCCAGAGGGTCATGCCCACCTTCTATTGCTGCGGACTTGGCCATCGGGTGAACCGTGAAGGCGTCCGCCGGAGTGAAGGAATTCTCCCCGCTGATCCACATGGGGTCAAGGATGAGGCAATCAGTCTTGCCTGGAGCCGTGCGGAGACCACGGCCAATCATCTGGCACCACAGGGCACGGGACTGGGTCGGACGCAGCAGGATGACGCAATCGGTTTCGGGGGCGTCGAACCCTTCGGTGAAAAGGTTCACATTGCATAGCACCCGAAGCTCGCCGTTCTTAAAGGCTTCAACCGTGCCGGCACGGAACTTGCCCGTGCTGCCGTCGGCGTGTCCGGCCTCGACGCCGCGCTGGCGGAGTAGGGCGACCAGGCGGATAGAAGTATCGACCTCTGGCAGGAAGCAAATAGCCTTCTTACGATCCCAGCGGTTAAGTTCGGTAACGATACTATCGGCAACGGCCTCAAGGGCGTCGTCGTAACCGCGCAAGCGGATAAGGCTCATCTCCACGGGCATCTTTTGAGCCATAGGGCGGACAAGATGACCCTGCTCGATAAGGGTGCGAATCGCAATCTCGTAGGCAGGAACGAATCCGACCGTTTCTAGTTTCTGGCGGTCGAGGCGATCAGGGGTGGCGGTCACGGCAACCTTCGGGCCGGTGAACACGGCGTTAAACTTAGCCCACGAAGAGGCAACGGCATGGTGGGCTTCGTCGAAGACGACCAGCGCGGTGGCTTTATCTTCGGCGGAAATATGGTCAAAGTCGGCAGAAAAGACGCTCAGGGCTTCGCCTCGGACACCAAACTTATCCATCGTGGCCTTCGCCTGGTCGATAAGTTCCTTGCGGTGGGCAACAAAGAAACACTTGCGGTTCGTACCAGTCTGCCAGCGCAGCATGATGCTGGAGGCGATTACCGTCTTACCGGCACCCGTCGGTGCGATTACCAGCGGGTTGACGGCCTTCGCAATGAAGGACAGGGCTGCGGTGACGGCGGCTTCCTGATAATCTCGGAGCTTCAGTTCCATGTTACTTGGCGGCAAGGGTGCGGAACTTGTTGGCGTCAAGGATCGTGTACTGCGGACGCTTACCGCCACGGACGAGGACGATATGTTCGCAGGTCGGGTCGAGTTGGACGCAGCCGCGCAGTTCGGAAGCGGAGATACGCTTGTCGAACCAGTAGCGGTTAGGCTCGCCGCCGTGGCAATTGGTGACCTGACCAGCGTCATGCGGCCACTTGCACGTCCAGAGGGAGTAAGCCCATTCATTGGCGAATTCCGGCTTAAACCGTGCGATGGAAATGCACTCCTTATAGTCAGCGAGGGCGAGGGCGAGTTCTTGTTTCTTTGTGAGTTTCATGGGTTTTATGGGTGGCATCTCCTGTTGTGTATATTGCCGTGGATAACACAAGCACAAAAAAGGAGGAACTTTCGTTCCCCCTAAAGTACCGCCTAGAACCCCCCTTAGAAGGGGTTCTGGGCGGGTCCACCAGGCAAGCGGGTGAAAAAGGACGCCTGGTACGCCACGCCCTCGGAACCGTCCTTTTTCGTGTACTTGCGCTCGGTCACCTTGACCTTGAGCGTACGGGTGACCGCACGGGTGCAGACGGTGGTCAGGAAGGCTTCGTCCACCTCCAGCTCGCCGCCGGAGATGTACTTCTTGATTTCCTCGTCGTTGGCCGTGGCAGCAACGAACTGCTCCAGGCGGTCATGGCCACCGTTCTTGTCAGGCTTGGCGAACAGATCGCCGTAGACGCTCTCGCCTTCGCTGGTGACGAAGGTGATGCGGGCGTACAGGTCAGCGCGGGGCGGGAGGTAGTCCTGCTTGAACGCCGACACCGTGCAGGTGTAGGTGCCGGCCTTGGAGACGTACTTACGATCCTCGGCGGCGTTGGGGTTGAACTTGAATGCCATGTTATGGTATCGGGTTGTGGGTTATGGGTTTTGGGTGGAAATTACTGAACCCACTTGGGCAGAGAAAGGGTCTGAACTTCCTGCGGGTAGCCTGGGAACTGTTTAAAGGTGTTGCAGGACTTGAACAGGTCAATGGCCGAATTCATCAGCACAAGACCCTTTTGGTGCGACGCTTCGTCGAGCGAATAACACGCCCAACAATTCGGGGCATCCTTTTCGACGGCCAAGAACACAAAGGCGTCGGCGTGAGCCAGCGTCGTATACCACGCCTCTTGTAAGAAATATTTATAATTAGCAATATCTCGACCGAACGATTCCGTGCCGGCGTCCATTGTCGTCTTTATGTCTACAACAATTTTCTTTCCTTCTTTTGTCGTAATAATGGCGTCGAGCCTACCTTTGATGTCGGTGCCGTTCACACGACCAACCATCGGGACTTCGGTGATCATGTACTCGCCGTCCAAGTCCTTCATCAATTTATCAAGACCAGCACGAGCAGCAATGGACACATTAGTGACCAGCTCGCCGTCTTTCTGACTGATGGCCTCTTGACCAGGCTTGAGCGAAGACTGAAATGCCGCCCAAATTTCTTTGCCGGCAGTCGTGCGCTTGTCACACTCCGGGGCTACGACAATGGTAGCGTCGAAGACCTTGGGCTGGAGTGCGGCAAGGTGAATGAGGCTTCCAAGCCGCTGTGCGGGCGTCTGCTCGTCACGATCACGCTCAAGGTACTGCTTAAAGTGAGCCGGGGAGCGGAGTAGCTCCTTCGCGCCGCTCTGGCTCAAACCGGCATGGGTGGAATAGGCGTCGTTGGGGATGAGGTTGCTCATGGGATGTAGATGATATGTTCGGTGAACCAAAAGTAGGCGTTGACCAAGCAAGCGACGGTGGCAAAAGTAATAATTAAGCACATGAAGATGTAGCCAACGCTTTCGACCGTGCTGTCCCAGTTAACGTTCTTGCGGACGATGAATATGCCTACCCAGAGAAAAGCAAAGACCAGAACGGCCATGCCTCCCGTGATTAGATCGAGTATGAGTTTACGTTCCATGTTAGTTTTTAAAGATGTTGGTATAGTTTTTCTTGGCGGCGTCATCAACAATGCTGCGAAGATAAAGCAGCTCCCGCATATACTCATTATTCTGCTCGCGCAGGTCATTCATCTCCAGGCGAACCTCGAAACAGTTCTGGCTCACTTGGTGGAGAATCTGGGTAAGAGCCGTGACTTGCTCTTCCGGGGTGCGGTCGGGCAGGGGCTTGAACTCGTGAACGATGATGCCGTCGTCCTTTGCTTTGGTGGCTTTGGGTTTTTTCATAGGGTGAAATATTTGGCTTTGACCGCCGCCCAGAACGGTCCCGGCTTTTTGGCCAGCGTCTCGGCAAGGTCTGTGGAGATGTCTGCCCAACCCTGTTCGGGAGTCAAGTGTCCGCTTTCGCGCAGCACGGCGACGGCGGCTGGCCGGTACTCGATATTGATCAGTTCGTCCAAAGTAACTTCCCGCTGGCTATAGGTCGGCTTCGACGCCGGCACAACTTCCAGTTCTTCAACCGTGTAGGTACCAAAGCAGCACTCCGGGGCAATAAGGCGGACGCCTTCGCTGATCGCACGGGCGGTCAACATACGGCGAGGCCACTTCTTCCAGTTGTCCTTTAGTTTGCCGTCTTTGCCCAGCGCGGTGCCATTACCGACGTACTCCTTCATGTCGGCCACAATTTCGGCGGCGGACGCTCCCTTGCGGAAGGTGGCCTTTACTTTGTCATCGGAACGCTCTTGCCAGACAACCGTGCCTCCGGCTTGCTGGAATTTGGCAAGCAAGGCGTCCGAACGAATGGCAAGTTGACCTTGGATAAAATGGTAAGTACGCGCCAATTCCAGCGGCGATTTCTTTTCGACCAGGCATTGCATGGCAAGAATCTCGCCCTGTTCGGGTTTATCCAGACCAAAGATGCCAGACTTAAAGATGGATAGACCGAGGGTCTTAATCGCTTGCATCGGATCAGAGATGCGGTCGTAGACGCCGGCGGTAGAGAATTCGTGTGCGGACGGCTGCACGACGGGGATGATTTCGTTGGATTCCATGTTAGGCGACGAGGTAAGCGAAGAAAAGGAAAAGACCGCCTAGCATCCAGCAGACCAGGCTGGCAAGCATCCCCTTGGCCATGTCGTCGTCGGTCTTATCGGCGGCGCGGCGAGCCTTGAGGACGCCTAGGAAGGCGACGGTGGCCACGCTGATAAAACAGGTGGCGGTGACCAGCAGGAAACTTTTAAGCACGGTCTCCATCAGGCGACGGCCTTAGCGGCGGCGAGGAGTTTGCGGCTGGAGATACGGCGGAGGACGCCATCCAGCATCATGTTGTACGACACCTTCGTGTTGACCACATACGGCTTGAGCCGGCGAGCAACGGTGCCGTCCGAAAGGACAACGTACTCGGTATCTGGAATAGATGCCAGCAGGCGAGCTGGCGGGGTCTTAACTAGTTTGGTGATCATGGGAAACTTAGACCAGGCGGTTCCAAGGGACGAGCGAATCCATCAAGGCTTCGGCGTCGAGTTCGGCCTTCAGTTCGCCACGGGCGACGAGCTGGAAACGGTGTTTGCCGGCGGCTCGTTCCTCACGGACGATACGGTCGGCTTCAGGGATGTCGGCCACTTCGGTGGCTTCGACTCGGTTGTGGTATTTCGTAATCATGGGGGTGGCTAGGAATCAGAGGTTGAATTGCTGCGCGTGGGAGAGCAAGCAAAAAGCATCAGCTGTTTTGAGCGTAATTTTTTCCATCGTATTTGGGAAGCGACGCTGGGCTTCGGCCTTTAATTTGTTCTTCCACTCGGTCGTAGTATGCCCGCCGCCCTTCTTCGTACCGACGCCCATAGTCTTTTGCCACTCCTGCGGGGTCACCAGTACCACCTTGAATCCGCGCCCCTGCCACAGGCCGACGATCCAGCCGTAGGAGTAGCCCAGTTTGAACGACGCCGACGCCGGGATAGGGCCGACAAACGCCGGCACCTTCTCGATGACCACGGTCGTGTTGATTGACGGGCAAAGGTCGGCCAGTTCCTCGTTCCCGCCTTGGATGCAGTTTCCCGTATCACCGTGAAGCACCCAGCCGCCAGAGGCTCCGGGGTCGATGCAAAGATAGGACTTCATTCGGATTTATCCAAAAGTTTCCTCATGGCTTCAATGATCGAATCTAACTTTTCAATTCGCTGTGCTTGAATGGACACCGTCTCTTCAAGTTCGTTGTTGGTATTTTGGAGCTGTTCCAGATAGGTTTCGTTTTTCATTTGATAAGTTCTCGGTAAATGTTGCCAACCCGCTCCGCAGCGTCCGCCTTACCTTTCGGTGCGGTAATTAAGGAATGACCAATTTTCTTCGCGCCGGAGTACCCCATGCTATAAGCAAGGTAAATTTGTTCGGGCGAAGGTTCTAAAATACCATCAGCAATCAATCGTTCCTTGCACCACGTCACATAGGCCACGGCAATGTTCCGCTGGTTTTCTGGCACCCTCCAATGGCTTCGGCTGATTGTTGGCAAACCCTGTTTCTGCCGCCATTGATTGGCCGTCACCCATGCGGCGACGTGTACCTGCCAGGCTCCTAACGCCCTTCCGCCGTCCCCAATAGCGGCATAATTCATTCCGCTTTCGACGGCACCGATGGCGTTGGTTAACACAACCACCTGTGCTTTCTCACGTGCTTCCGCCGGCATGGCGGCAAGTACCGCAGCAAGGGTTAACATAGCAGATGGATTATTCATACCCCAAGGGGATGCCCCCCCAAAAAAGAAAGGCAATCAAATTTTTATCCCCCAGGGGGGGGAAATCCTTCGGAAAATAAAAAGGGGGCGCAATATTTTAGGGGGTCTTCGTTTTGGGATCATGCACGTTGGCCGTGCCCCGTCAGCAGAATGTATCCTATTTAATGCCCGTATTTATTGGCCTAAAGTTATCTATAATAAATCGACCTATGCAATTCGACGTGTCGACGGTGCGGAGATTATGGCCGGTTATTCTCCGCAAAAATGCGTAGGAAAATCCCAAAAAAATCCCGACGCGCGGGTCACAAAACACTTTTTTTATGGGGGAACTTTTTGAAAATCAGCAAAAAGGGGGGGGGGCAGTATGAGTCCCAGGTGTCGACCCCCCTGATTTTTCAAAATTTGAATCATGCAATCATTAGTCAGGTTATAATGATTACCTAATCTTAGGTCGGCAACCTAAGATTCAAAGTGGGTTAAGCGTGGGTTAAGTGATCACATAAAACGCCCTTCATGGGCGGCGTTTAAGCTGAACAGCCTAAAATAGTAAACCGCCCTTTTCCAGCTTGGCGGGGATGCCAAGGGCGGACGGGGCGGCTTGCCGCCTAGCTTGCCTAAGGCGGGGCGGGGCGGGGCGGCAAGGGGGAAGGGCAAGGCGGGGCGGAAAATCGACATTAAGGGGTAATGGGATGTATCAAATGATGTAGTCCCATAAAAAGAAAAGCCCCGCATTTTGGGGGCCGAGTAAAACGAAAAAGTTAGGAATTAGCGGCGGGGATGTCCGTTGCAATCCAAGCCCCCTTGCGAAGCTTCGGCAAGGCGGCGTCAAACGTGATTTGGGAGGGAGACCAGCCCCACCTTGCAAAGCAAAAGGCGGAAAGGCGGTTTGCCGACTTTTGCCCCATAGCTAGGCAGAGCTGCCCTTGCGAACTTACCCCGCCCCGGTGCGGTTCAATCCCTAGGCAATCCGCCGCCGATTGCATAAGTGCCAACTGATGCCGGACGTTTTCGTTTTCCATGTTAGGCGGCGGCGGCGGCACGGATTACAAAGCCGGACGTATCTCCCTTAGCTTTGCCTTTTGCTTTAAGGATTCCAATCCTGCCCCGCCCGTCCGCCGCTTTACGGTCGAGAAAGCGCAAGTCATGTTGATCACAAGAGAACGTAGGGCGGGCTTCAGTCATGCCGGGAAGGGCAAACCGCTTGCCAATCGTTACCCCGTCCGCAACGGCGGCAACATTGACGCCGGCGGCAAGGGCAATCCCAGCGGCGGCGGCGTTATTCTCCGCAAGCGAAAAGGTAATATGGTAACCCTTAGGCAATTCGCCCTTAGCATAGGCAAGGGCACGGCGTAAGCTCTTACTGTAATCATAAAAGCGGCAGGTGGGGAAATCAGTAAACAGCTCAGGGGCTAACTTTTCCCAAGGCAAATCGCTTGTGCCGTTCAACCTGACAACGGGCTTTAGGCCCCGCCGCTTTGCCTTGCGGACTAAGGCGGCAATTTCCCCTTTCAGCGCGGCAATAAATCTGGCGCGGTTGTCATGCAGGAACCTAGTCCGCATAACACGGGCGGCGTTGACCGCCTCAAATATGCCGGCACGTCCGGCGGTAAAGAGACAAGCGGCAAGGCAACCGGCGGACGCATGGGGGCAAAGGTTACCCACCCCCGCAAGCTCCCCAGGGGCAAGGTATAAAATCCCTGTAAGGTAACCGCTTGCCGTTCCCTTATCCGTCTTAGCGTCGGCTTCGACGCTGAGAAGATATGACGGCATATAGAACGGCAATAATGCAGCGGGGTGAATGTTTACGGGGCTTTTTGGGGCTTTCGGGATCATTGGATTTGTTTTTTGGGGGGATAAATTAAACGGTGGGGGGATGAGCTGGGTATGAAATAACGGCGGCGGCACGTTTTTTTTGCTCAATCAATGCGGCAATATTATTAAGGCGGGCGGCGTCTTCCCAGCCGAGGGAATCGGCGGGGAATATTTGACGGAAGGAACGGGCGGCGGCGTTAAGCTTCGCCGGGGCGTTTTCCAGCTCCGCCCAGCTTACGGCGGAAGAAACGTCATCAAGGTCATCAATTACGGAAGCGACGTTCATGCCGCCAAATTTTGCAGCTGGAAAATCAATGGCCGTCGAAGCCAGTAAGTCGGCGACGTTTTCGACCTGATTAAGAGCGGATTGAATCTCAGCGGGGAGGGGAGTTTTCATGTTTTTGATTTGGGTTTTTAACTGGGTTAGTACAAAAAAAGGACGCCTTGCTCTGAACAATGTTCCAAGTCTTCGGAATACTCTGCAACCGTCGGAACGTCGGAGCTATGGCAAGGGGTTGAGCAAAAACAACCGTCGGCGTCGTCGTCTTCGTCTCCAATGTCGGCGACAAACCAGCCGCCGACCATTCCAGTATTTGCCAGCTTGTCGCGCCCGCCTTTAGTAAGAGAGCCGTAAAGCTTAACTAGCGTCTTCACTCGGACAAAAACGGACTCTTCATCCCAGTCATTCAATCCAGCTTTGCACGTCTCAGCTTTAGCTTCCTTAAGGGTTAAAAAATCGGCCGAAGTGATCACGCAAACCTTACTTTTCTTGCGGGGAAGGGCGTTAAGAGACTCAAGGAAGCGGTTAATGTTTTGATTCATGGGTAGGAGATTAAAGGCAAAATGCGGCGGATGTCATAATCCAAAGGAATAAAACAATGGCGGCGGCGGCTAGCGCGTCTTTAATGGTTTGCATGGGATTTTGGAAAGCTTTGGGTTTTAGAGCGTGACGGTGTAACCCATGCTTTCCCAATAACGGTTTATTGCCCTGGGCTTTCCGTCGGCAATCAAAAGACCGGCTTCAAAATTGCGGATTTTTTCAAGGGTTAGCTGGGGCGAATGCTCTGAAGAGATTAGAAGGGTACAAGCTACGGACTGGGTTTCATGGAACTCTCCGTCGGTGCAACGCTCTTCGCCGCTCTTATAAGGGCGGGGGGGCGTATGCCCCAAAATCTTGATTCCGTCCCTCACAAGCTGGATTTCAAAAGTTTCCCAAAGCTGGGAACGGCAGGCGGAAGCCGGTTCATTTTCGACGGCAATATATTCCCAAATCAGGTTGACCGTAAAACCTTGAGGGACGGTTTCAGGATTGGAGAGAGAACGGGCGGAGGCGGTTTTCATGATTTTATTTTTAGGGTTAAATTTTGGGTTTTTAGAGGTTATATTTTTTCTCAATTGCGGCACGGTACTCTTTAGCCTTGGAAACCTCTTCGTCGGCAAGGTGGGCGGCAGCTTCGGCACCTTCAGCTTTTATGACGGCCCAGCAATCGCCGCCGCCTTCCAAATCTTGAGAGCCGTTCTGATAGGCAAGCTCGGCGGCAGCTTCCAAGAAACGGTAAAACGCCCATGCCTTCTTAGAAGCTGCAATAGCTTCCCATTCCTTTAAACGGGCGAGGGATATCTCCGCCGCTTTAATCGAGCGGGCGTCTCCTGATGATTCGGCAGCGGCAAGGCAGGCGACGGCGTCGGTTGCGGTTTGATTGATATTGATACGGTGGGCGGGGTTCATGTTATTTATTTTTTTTGGGTGGAAAGGAATTAAGTGATTAAAAGGCTCGGCGGCGGCTTGCCGTCCGTTGAAGGCGGACATAAAAGGCGTGTTTAATTCCAATGACTTTGTCCGATTCAATCAGGCAAACGGATTTTGGGAGCCAATTTTCTCCATCTACCAAAACCGCTTTTTCCGTTTCTTTAGTGATCACAAAAGTGCAAACGAAAGAAGAGAAGTAAGTCGGAAAATAGCCGGGGTGGGCGGCATTAAACGCTTTTGAATAATCGTCTGAGTGAGGGAAGTCGGCGGGTTTCATAGGACACATAAACAAAAATAAGCACGGCGTGCCGTCAACGCCTATTTATCAAATCATTTGACCGTCTTTATAGAAGGGCGGCACGGCATGGGGGGGGGGATGGCTTACCCTATGCCTACCCTTGCCCCAGCTGGGCGGCTTCCTTAGGTGGCAAGCTGGGCGGCAAGCTGGGCGGACGGGGCGACCCCATGCACGGGGCGGCAGCTTAATACTAAGCAGGGCGGCAGCGGGGCGGCGGCATGACATCAACCCAGCTGGCACGGCAACCCCGCCGGCATAGGCACCGGCACCGGCGGCAACGGAAACCCCCACCTAACAGGGGGGAGGCAAAGTCATGGCCGCTAAGTGGGGCGGCAGTGGGGCATGGGTGGGGGGAGCTTGCCTGAATCCTGACCTATTCACTGATCATTAGTGCCCCACTAAGGATTCTCTTTGGGGTTCCGCCAGCGGGGGGGGCGAAGCCCCGCCGACCCCACTAAAAAGTTGGGGGTAAACCTGCAAAAACCATTCAAAATGATATGTCCGGCTATATGTGTTGTTATAGCAACTACAGTAGCAACCACAGTAGCAAAACATATAGACAATTCATTTACTTTGTATCTACCTAAAGGTAGATAAGACAAAGTAAATAATGGTCAGACCATTATTGGCTTTACGCTTGGAAGCGTAGCCATAATGTCCGCCCAATGAGCCAACCCTTCCGCCCCTTCCGCCGCCGCACAGGCCAGCCACCGATCACCAGGCGTCCCGAATCGCCGTGGGCTAGGGCGTGGCGTCTGTCGCCGGAAAGGATGCGGCAGCACATTGGCCAACTGAACGACGCCCGGACGGCCAAATCGGATGAAGCCGCCCAGCTTGTCCAAGCGGTCATCAACCTGATCCCCGCCGACAAGGGCTACCGTGCCCACGAACTTCGAGACTTGTTCGCCTCTGAGTGGGGAAGGTGCTACGACGAGCCTCTGACCAAGAAGGACGCATGGAACAAGATTCGCAAGGCCATGCGTCACGGGATGCTTGGGCGGGATGACAACGGTTTGATATATCCACGACAAGGGTAGAGGGGTTGACTGACGGGACAGTATGGCGTAACGGTGGAGGGGTGGTAATAAATAACGACATGAACGAAGAACAGCTTCGGGCGGCTTGCGACACCATCGTAGCCGACGCCAAGCAACTTCGGAAGATTGGAGCCTTGAACATCCTTCGTGCCGCGCACATCTCGGAACACAGCGGAGACGAAGAGGTGGTACAGATGCTTGTTTGCGAGGCGGCTGTCATGCTTTCGGTTGCCAGCCAGATTGAAGACCTGTTCTGTCCTTCTACCGATACCGATGCCAATCTATGAAGATTATCAGAGGTTCTGGAAGCTGCTATCGAAGGCGGAACGACAGGCGTTGCTTTCGACTGGGTTCGACCCGGCCCGGCCCGACGACGCCGGCGTCCCTTTCGCACATCGTTACTTTTCAGGAGAACCTACGGACGAGGGTGATGGTGAACACCAAACCGTGGGCGGATGGGGTAAGGGCTATGACATCAATAATCTTCAGGCGTTACAATGGAGGTTGCGTGATCGCAACGAGACGTCCGAGATGAGCAATAAGATGTTCACACAGGACGAGGTGCTGGACATCCTCCGCAAGGTGATTGCCGTCATTGATTTTTCGACCCATGCAGAAGTACGTCTCCACGGAACGTGCATCAAGTTGGCACTAGGGATGCCCGACCAGCCGACCATGACAGCCTTGGCCAACCAGCACCGGCTGACCCGTGCGGCAATCTCGGCGCGGGTAAAGACTATCCAGCGTAACTTAAACCTGCCACCGTCGCTGTACATGAAGTCCGACGCCGCTTGCAAGAAACTGTCCAACGCCCGAAGGAAGAAACTCAAGTGAGCGACAGACCTCGCCCCATCGACCTTGCTGGACGCTTCGGTGTCACCAAGCAGGCCATCAACAAATTCATCCAAGCGGGGATGCCCATCGACTCAATCGAGTCCGCTGAAGCCTGGTACATGGCACGGGGTGCCGGTCGCATGGGCAACAACGTCCGACCCGATAAGGATTTCAATGAGACCGTCGAGCGTCAGCGCGAACTGAAGGCTTTGGCCTACCAGCAGTACCTTGACGACCTTGGGAGTAATTCGCCCGACGCCAGCAAGTCGTATGCGACCTACGACAAGTTGGTAAAGACGCTGGTCACGCTGGAGAAGGAACTCCAAGCCCGACAGATTGCCAGCCGTGAGTACATCCGCACCCAGACCGCCATCGAAAGGTTCGGAAGAGTGTTCGCGCAGGTTCGGGAGGAGGTTACTCAGCTCGGCACTAAACTGGCGTCGAGGGTCAACCCTGACAATCCCGGTCGTGCCATGAAGGCCATCGACGACGAGGTAAAGAAGATGCTAGAACGACTTTCGTCCGCCGCTGGCTATGCCGAGCAGGCCGTGATCAAGGAAGTAGACACGGAAGATCCAATTGAGGTTGACTCTGGCGATGAGGATTCAATAGATGAGGTTGAATCGCCATGAGTTACTTTGAACCTCCACCCCAAACTAAATTTACAGTACTTAATCTAGGTGCTGGCGTCCAGTCGTCGGCTTTGGCCCTTATGGCCGCCAAGGGTGTGGTCGGCCCTATGCCAGATTTTGCTGTATTTGCCGATACCCAGGCCGAACCGACCAGCGTATATAAATGGCTTGATTGGCTTGAGACCCAACTTCCATTCCCTGTTATTCGTGTAACCAAGGGAAGCCTTACAGAGAGCATTCTTAAAATTAGAGTAAAAGAAAAATGCAAGTATTCGGAAGCCCCAATGACTTACCTGCGCACAAATATCCCAGTTTATGGACTTACACCTTCTGGTGAAGTAAAGCCAGCTTTGGGACGTGCTTGTACCGCCGATTTCAAAGTAGCTCCGATTATCAAAGAAATCAGAAGTCGTTGCGGGATTAGGCATGGTCAGAAAGAAATTACTGTCACTCAATGGCTCGGAATCTCCTACGACGAGATGCAACGTATGAAACTGCCAAGAGATCCGTGGACGCAGCATCGCTGGCCTTTAGTCGAAAAGCGGATGACTCGTTCTCATTGCAAAGAATGGATGGAAAAAAACGGTTACCCAGAGCCTCCTCGCTCGGCTTGTTATTATTGCCCATTCCATGATGATGATGAGTGGCGACGCCTTAAAACGGAAGACCCAGAACATTTTCAAAAGGCCGTTGAATTCGACAAGACCTATCGCCGCCTTCAAAACGAAAACCCCGGTGGTTTACGCATTGAGGTTTATCTTCACAAATCATGCAAGCCTCTCGACGAAGTAGATTTCACAGATAAGCACAAAGACCAGCTTGGCTTTGACTTTAAGTCCGAGTGCGAGGGGATGTGCGGTTTGTGATCATCGACCCGCATACAGTCGATACTTTCGAGGCTCACATCCGAGCGATGATGACGCCCGACCCCGAAGGCGATATCGTGCAATGGCTGGAAGCTAACGTGCGCGAAGTACCAGGCTCGCCGCAGCCTGGGCCGTTCCGAGTGGAGTCCACGCCGTTTCTTGCTCCCATTCTCCGGGCGTTGACCGACCCAGAGATTACTACCGTCGTCGTACTCGGTGCGGTGCAGATGGGGAAGTCATCCCTGCTGGAACTGTGGTCGACGTTCATCCCTGCCCGTTCGCCTGGGCCAACCTTGCTTTTGCAGGACGTCGACGACAACGCACAGGACTGGCAGAAGGATCGCCTACGTCCAATGTGGGAAGCCACGCCGGCTACGCTGTCCAAGATGGAGGACTCCGAACGCAACCAATGGAAGAAGACCCGCTTTGAGCGTAACACCGTCTGGGTGCTGGGTGCGAATAACAAGAAGAACCTCCAGCGTCGTTCCATTCGATTCCTTGGCGGTGACGAAGTATGGCTCTGGCCCAAGGGTCACTTAAACGAAGCCTTGGCACGTCGCACGGCTTTCATCTGGCAGGGCAAGTCGCTGCTCGTCTCGCAAGGCGGCGTTGAGGGCGATGACATCACCGACCTGTGGAATCAGTCAGACCGCAGAGAGTGGACGTTCAAGTGTACGCAATGCGGTACGCGCCAAGCCTGGGAGTGGGAGCAGTTAATCTACCCTGAAGACGCACGGGAGCCGAACGGTTGGAACCTCGATAAGGTCAAGGCCGGCTGCACCTACGAATGCAAATCGTGCAAGCATCGTTACCGAGATTCTTTTGAGGTACGCGCCGAGCTGAACTTGACCGGCGAATATACGCCAATGAACCAGAACGCTCCCAAGGGCGTCGTGGGCTTTCATTGGAACTCGCTTTGTGCCCAATGGGGATTGGATTGGGGGAAATTGGCGGAGATGGCCATTCGTGCTAAACAAGCATTTGAAGAACACGGTGACGATGTATCTCGTCGTGAATTCAAACAAAAGAGGTTGGCTCTTTCTTGGTCAGACGACCCTGATGATGGTGGCGGCGAAGTGATGCCCCAAGGGTACAAGATGCTCGATCAATGGGACAGCGAGGCATACATGGTAGATAGCAAACTTGCAGAACCTCCGTTGAAAGAAGAATACAAGAAGGCAAAGCAGTTTGCGAGGCTGCGTTTTATGGCCGTCGATGTGCAGCGCAAAGGTTACTACTGGGTCGTCCGAGCGTGGGCGTTGGACGGCAAGTCACGCATGGTTCAATGGGGCTATTGCGATACTGAAGATCAACTGCGAGAAGCACAGAGGAAACTGGAGGTGTCAGATTTCTTTGTGTTCGTCGATTCCGGCGACGGTCCAAACACCGACACGGTTTATCGGATGTGTGCAAAGTACGCCTGGAACGCCACCAAGGGATCGGGACAAAATGAGTTTCCTTGGAGAATCCAAACGCCCTACGGGATAAAGGTGGCCTATCGCCCTTATGCTCGTGCAAAGGTTATTCAGGTCGGCCAGGCTTCCTGTAAGCTTTACCTGTTCTCAAATCTATATTTCAAAGATTCCATGTCGCGCCTTCGCAGGGCTGGTCATCACACATACCCGGAAGACGCTGGCGATGAGTACCGCAAGCAAATGCAGTCCGAACACCGCACCAGGCAAGCCAACGGACAGGCCATCTGGCTCCCTATTGGCGAAAGGGCTAATCACCTATGGGACGCCGAGGTCATGGGTATGCTGCCGGCCTTGATGGCAAAGTTAATCGGGCGCGGTAAGAACCGCCACGGTAAGCCCGAAGACCGAAAGCCCGACGAGAAACAATCTGCCGAAGAAACCGCTTGACGGCACGTCGTCTGATGGTATCTTATTCTTTAAGCCGGCTGATCAGACACACATACCACGGGTGGCTCTTGTGGATTGTTCATGGGGTGGGGTCAGCCGGCCCTTTTACACAGGGCTAAAAGCAAATGGCACGACCTCAAGGTATCTTTTTGATATTTGATATTTGCGACATCCTTGAGATTGTTGCCAAGGCTAAGGAATTATTGAAGCAAGGTAAGACCATGATGGAATACGCAGATTCAGGAACGTCTGTGGTCAAGGAGTTCCCGATGGACATCAGCACGGTCTTGGTCGAGGCCCGATACGCGCTGATGGTTAAAGACCCCCAGACCTATGGAAAAGTCGATAGGGTTCGGGTCATTAATCTGTTAAACAATTTCCGGGGACTCTGATGCGACCTAAAAAGACCACAAAACCTGCTACTCCGCAGGTCAGGAAACCCCAGACCCCCAAGGTTGGTCGTCAAGTAGTTCCGCAGAAATCGGCTATGGGCGGCAGCGGCCCCGGTATTTTCTCTAATTTCGAGTCAGCCAAGTTCAGCAACAAGCGGTCGATGATTTGGTCGTCTTGGCCGCAGGACTTCAAGAAGACCATGACGGTGTTCGACCGCATGGAGACGACGCGCAAGATGCGCTGGCTGGAACTCAACGCCGGTCTGATCAGGCAAGTGTTGTCCGACATGGCGTTGTATACCGTAGGCGGCGGCATCAAGGCACAGGCACAGTCTGGTGATGAAATGTGGGATGATGCCGCCGAGGCGTATTTCAAAAGGTGGGGTTCTCGTGCTTGCGATATCACGGGCAGGTTTTCTTTTTTTGAGCTACAGCACATTTGCTGCCGTTTGATGGATCGGGATGGAGAAGTGTTTATCATCAAGACCCGTGGTCCAGGCGGCGAACCACGTCTTCAGATTATCGAGTCCCACAGGGTTGGAAATTCTTCTAGCAACGAAGTACCGCCTGGAATGGTAGACGGCATCCTTTTTGGTCCTTATGGTCAGCCGATTTCTTACAACGTGATTCGTTCGGATGGTTCTAGCCGACTAGTGCCGGCAAACGCCGTGCTTCACTTGTACGAACCCGAACTTGCCTCTGGAGCGCGGGCGTATAGCCCCCTCCAGCACTCCATCAATAACTTGGTGGATATGCTGGAGATTCTTTCGTTAGAGAAATTGGCCGTCAAGACCACGTCTGACATCACGCGCACGATTACCCGTGAGAATCCCAATTTCGATGGGACGCAATCTGACTTTGAAGCATTCGGTATGCGTCCGCAGGATTACGGCGACGGTATGACCGATCCGAGCGAGGCTTCAACCTTCCTCGGTGGCAAGGTGCTGGCGTTGGCACCAGGCGAAAAACTGGAGTCCTTTGAGTCCAATCGTCCGAACAAAACCTTCGACGGATTTATCGAACATCTTGAGCGCGACTCGCTGGCGGGGATGCTTCCGTACGAATTTACAGCCAATCCCACCAAGGCCGGCGGAGCTGTTATGCGCTTCGTGGTCGCTAAGGCAGATCGCAAGTTCACGCACCGTCAAGCGGTCATGGTGCAGCGTTTCCTTACCCCCGTCTGGGGATATGTTATTGGTTGTGCAATTAAGGAAGGATATCTTCCTCCCAGCGAGTATTGGACAAATGTTTCTTGGACCACCCCAAGGCGCGTGACCGTCGATGCCGGACGTGACGCTCAACAGAATCGCCAAGACATTGAGTCTGGCCTAAAGACTCTCACAGAAAATTATCTGGAAGAGGGTCTTGATCCAAAAGAAAAGATGCGCGAGAACGCCGCCGAAAAACGGTATCTGCTCGACCTTGCCAAGGAGTTCGATGTTCCGCTGTCGATGCTCTACAAGCCCCAGAATGTGGCACCTTCTGACATCAACGCCTCGGTATCTAACAGCGATCCAGATAAAATGGACGATGGTGCCAAGATAGTCGATGACGATGTAGACCCGGACGACGAAGAAACCTCTAACAAATAAACGATGTATTCCCTTTCTAACGCATTTAAGACATTCGCGCCGATGCTCATTGAGCCGGCGAAGGCTAAAGCTTATCTTGAAAAGGTTGCCAGTTTGTCCCCCACCGACTTAAAGGCCGGAGACGAAATTGAAGACATGATGGAGATGCTCTTTGGTCCGAAGCCGATTATGATCAAGTCGGGCGACCTTGCCATTATCCCCGTCAAGGGCGTGATTGGCTCTGGTCTCACCGAGCTGGAAAAAATGATGGGTGCCACGGACGTCGAAGATATTCAGGAGATGCTGGAAGACGCCGAGCGTGACACGGGCGTCGAGACCATTATCTTCGACTTTGATACGCCTGGTGGCACCGTGACGGGCGTCCCAGAGATGGCTGCTCGCATCCGTGCTTGTAAGAAGCGTACGGTCGGCTGGACGTGCAAGCAGTCCTGCTCCGCTGGTATGTGGATGATGAGCCAATGTGATGAGGTTTATGTCAGCCCATCGTCCGTTGTTGGTTCTGTCGGAGTCTATATTCCTATCTACGACATGAAAGCGGCCTATGCCGAAGAAGGCATCACCGTCGACCTAATCAAGGCAGGATGGGCGAAGGGCGCAGGATACACGGGTACGTCGATGACCACCGAGCAGCGTAAACTTTTCCAAGATGACGTCGACGAAATGCACAACTGGTTCATTTCTGATATTCAGGCAGTTCGTACTTATGCCGACCAGGCCGATATGCAGGGGCAATGCTGGTCTGGCAAGAAGGGGGCTGAAAAGAGCCTTGTCTCTGGTCTGATGAACACTTTTGACGACCTGCTCATGGCCATCGACCCTGAAGAATACGCCATTTACGAACGTGCTGAGAAGCAGGTTCCGAGCGGTGGCCCTGCAAACCACGCCCAAATTGCTGACGTGTCGCCGGAACAGGGCGAAAAGAAAGATGATGGCGTCGAGCCTGTTTCTGACGGTAAAAAGAAGAAAAAGAAAAAGAAATCCGACGGAACTGATTCTGACGAGGACGAGGACGACAACGAAATGCCCGATCAAGAATGCCCCCCCGTGGATACTGACTGCAAGCCCAAGGCTTGACACTTGGCTAAATTCAAGATGACGCTCGAAGAACGCCTCAATTCCCTAAAAGAAGCCTTTACTGGTAAGACCGCAGAGGTTGAAGCCAAGGCCGGTGAAGTCGCCTCCTTGTCCGCCAAGGTCGAGGAAATGACCGTTGCAATGTCTGCTAAAGACGTGCAAATCGCTGAGTTCACCGCCAAGGTTACTGAACTTTCTGAAAAGCTCGCCGCCGCTGAAGATATCCGCGCCAAGGCTGAAGCCCAGGCAAAGGAAATTTCCGCCTCGCAAGAGACCGCTGGCAAGAAGGCCGCTAACATCGCTGCCTCAGTCGGTGTCACCCCCATTGAAGTCACCCCCTCCGAGGTCGCCGCTACTTTAAAGAGCGACGCCGAGATCTCCGAGGAGTGGGTGGCTCTCAAGCAGACCGACCCCAAGGCTGCTCACGATTTCTACAGCAAGAACCGTCCGGCCATCCTTCGCGCCGCTGGTCTTCGCTGATTTCACTCTCCCCTAAACTAAATACCAACTATGTCTAACAACATTGGCGGATTGACCCTCCAGCTCGTCGCTGAAGAGTCCCTTCGCACCCTCGTCCCTGAACTCGTTCCCCTGACGGAAATTGCCGTCACCGATTTCGGTAACTACGTCGCCGAGCGCGGCACCACGGTTCATACCCGTTATGCTGACGCCTTCACCGCCACGACCTTCAACCCGGCCAACGGTTTCGTCCCTGCCGACGCTACCTCGACCGACGTCCCTGTGACGATTGCCGATCTGAAGTATGTCGATGTCGCCTTCACCGACTACGAAGCGTCCACCCTTAGCCTGGAACGCCTCCGCCGCTTGTTCTTCGCCCCGATTGCCAACGCCGTTCAGAAGTCCCTCTTCGACGACGTCCTTTCCAAGGTGACCACGGCGAACTTCGCCACCGCTGCCTACTCCGGCGCGACCAGCGGTTTCAACCGCATCGCCGTCGCCAACGCCGCCAAGAACATGACCAAGGCGAACCTGCCTCACATCAACCGTAAGCTCCTGCTTTCGCCCGATGCCCTTGGCCAACTCGTCCAAGACCCGTCCGTCGCACAGACGTTCTCCTACGGTAACAGCGATGTGATCCAGAAGAACGCCATCAGCAAGGAACTGCACGGTTTCTCGGTTTCCGAATACAACGGCTTCCCGACCTCCGGCTCTCCCTTCACCGAAGGACTCAACGGCGTGGCCTCCTGCAAGGAAGGTCTCGTCATCGTGACCCGTGTTCCTGCCACCCCGACCACCGGCGGTGGGGAGCAGATCGTCGTCCAAGACCCGGACAGCAAGTTCGCCTTCGCTCTCCGCTACTGGTACAACTGGCAAGCCGGCAAGCACAATATGTCTGCCCTCTGGCTCGTCGGTTCGGCTGTCGGTAATCCGAACGCCCTCCAGCGTATCGCCTTCACCTCGTAATCAACCGAGGTAACTTTCGGGGGAGTTTAAAATCCCCCAAAGCGACAATGCGAAGCCCTCTCCCCGCGCCACGGGGGGAGGGTTTCTTATTTTGACAATGGGCTAAACCCATGTCGGGAATCACGGACGAATGGGCTTTAGACGCCTCGGAAATCCTTTCCGAGATACCTAAGGCTGTGACGGTTAAAAACGTCCCAGCGGGGACGCCAGTAGCCTTAAACGCCCTAATGTCACAGCCGGCCATCATGCAGGACATGGAAACCGGGGGCTTTATGAATCAGACGTCGTTCGACATAAAGTTCCTGCGGACAGACGCTGTCGCTAATCCGGGGCTGATTGCCTTTGGGAATGTGGTGGTCTATGGGGGTCAGGAGTTTCGTATTATGACGGTTACCGACCGTCTTCCTTCCGCCTGGGTCATCGTCAAAGTCCAGACCAAGGTTCAGTAATGGCCTTAGTGGTCACAGTCCGAAAGGGCGTCAAGGTGGACTATACTGAGTTCGCCAAGCATATTGCTTTGTACATGATGGTCATGCGTAAAAGCATTACGGAAGTCGTAAAGCAGCAAGCGCGGCTGTTCGCCAAGGATATGTGCGACTTTACCCCTCCGTTTTCTGGATCAGTTCCGACAATTAGCAAGGGTGGCGAGGGAGGCTTTGGAAGCAAAGCTCGCAACAAAGGACGAGCCGCTGTCAGCCGGGATGTCCGCAAGATTTTCGCCCCCATCGCTCAAGCCCCCGCCGCAGGGGTGGCCGCTGCCGGCAACATTGGGATTCTGAATGCATGGATGAATGCCAAACTCAAACTGCCAGCTCCCCACCAGCCCGAATACATTTTTAAGATGGTTGCCGAACGGGGCATCATTGGCCAAGGCGAGTTTGACTACTTTAAGAGGATTGAAGCTCGGCAGGGTTCACCCCGCACCCGTTTTATCATGGGTACGACTCAAGGCTCCATCAAGTCCATCCACGAACAGCGGCGCGGCAAACCGTCCTACAGGGTTTATGAAACTTCTAAAAGCGAGAAAGTGTATGTTGATAATTGGAGTCCCGTTGAACGATACATTAAGCAAGTCCAACAGCGCGTAGGAAAACTGAAGTCTGGCTGGTACTATGCTGGCCAGCAACTCGGCAAGATGCCCACTTCCGCCTGGATTGCCAATCAGGGGTCAGGCACAATGGTCTATTCTCCTCGACTTACCGGCCCCGATCCAATCGTTAAACTAGGCTCCACCATAGGCCGCAACTACAGCCAAGGCTACCACTTCATGCGGATGGCTATGAACCACCGTGCCTTTGCGATGAGAGTGGCCATGCTCAAGCATTTGCAAGCCCCGCGCAACCACGGCAAACTTGTCGATGTCATCCGCCGGCTCCAAGGCGGTTTCGACCTATCCCTTACCAATACACCCTAATGCCCCCCCCTACCTTCTTCAGTTTCCGCACCGTCCTTGAGAACAAGGTGGCTGCTTACCTTGCACCGCTGTTCCCAGGCGTCACCGTCAATAAGGGCGTGACCGACGAGATTCGGGTCATCCCAATTATCATTGCTCATGCCGAGTCCAGCCAAGCCGTCCCTGACCTTGGTTCAGAAACCCTTGGCAATTACACGGCTACCCTTAAACTGTACATCTACTCGTCCGCCGACGACGAGACCCTTGAAGCCCATCGGGCAAGGGTCGTTGAGGTCATCGGTGCTATGCGCGATGTGCCATCTCTCCAAGCCCTTTGGAATCCGCTTACCGATGGCCAGCTTTACGATCTTTGGATTGCTAACGACGAGGAAGGCATGAGCCAACGCCGGTATGGTAACGTCATCGAATATACCGTTTGGGGGGTCATGCCGACCGCTCCTTGACACTTGGCTAAACTCATACGACTATGGCAATTGATTACGGCGTAGCACATTTTTACGGTCTTTATGGTACGGTCACCTACATGACCCTTCAGTCTGACTCCCTGTCCCAGACGTTCAAGCTCGACGTTGAAGTCCCAGATGAGGTCGGCAGGGTTATCACGGATCGCCTGGACGATATGTTCCAAGAACTGAGTATCGAAGGCGTCCTCAAGGATGGCACGACCCCAGAAATCGGAACCCGGTTTGTTTATCTTGGTATCAATTGGATTATCAAGTCTCTTGAAGACAAGGGTACGAACAAGGATTTCCGTAAGTGCGCCATCAAGGCCGTTAAGTACTCGCAAATCGCCTAACAGGGCGGCATCCGATGGATGCTCGCTACCTGAAGGCAACGACAGTCCTGTCCCACCAGAACAAGGTGTGTGGCAGGACTCTTCGTGCTTTCTGTTTGCGGCATAGGGTGGCCTTGGAAGCCATCGGGTCTCCGTTCCTCGATCCGAGTAAGTCCAAGTTCGACCCGGTGCAGGTCGTTATGGCTGCGCGGATTCTATCAACCTATGACAAGGAGGAGATGTCACGTCCTATCTCCATCATCGAAAAACTGTACATTGCCCGCATGGCAATGAGCAAAAAGTACTACTCGCGCTGCATTGGAACCATCCTTGGGTGCATCCAAGTGTCCCTTTCTTACCCCAAGTTCTGGGAAAAGGATGATAATAAAAAGGAAAACAAGAGGTTTGAATCCATCCCGTTCCCGCTGTCCTGCGTTTCTAGCCTATGCCGGAACGGCGTCGGCTTAGAGGAAGCCTGGACGATGCCGGAGGGCGAAGCAGTCTGGATGTCTGTTGCCAACGCTATTTACAACGGTGCCAAGCTCGACGTGATATCCACAGAAGAGGAAAAAGAACTTGAGAAGTTTGATGAACGAATTGAGGCTTACAAGAAAGCCAACAACCATAACTGACGTACATGGCCGATTTATCAGTAACCATTGGACTAGATCAAAAGGAACTTGAGAAAGGTCTTTCTCAGGCAGGTAGGTCGATTGGTGGTATGGGCGGCAAGGGCGGTGCTGAAAACCCTTTCCAAGGTGCTGCCAACCAGCTCGGAACCGCGCAGGGTATTGGCAGTCTTATCGCCGGTCCTATCGGTGGTTTGATTGGTGGTTTCCTTGATGCGTTTGGAGGCATGATTGCGTCTGTAATGGCTAAGGTTAAGGAACTAGCCGATTACGCCCAGCAACTGCGTATTACATCCTTAAAGACCGGCCTGGGGATTGACCAAATTCGGCAACTTGAGGCTATTGGACAGGCTTTTGGCGTCAGCCTTCAAACTATGTCTGGGTCGGTCGTTGAGTTCACGCGCCGCATGGGTGAAGCTCGGATCAAGGGCGGAGAGGTGACGAACCTTCTCGCAAAGATGGGCGTCGGTATGGATGAGATTGCCGACGGGAGTTTTGACGCCACCAAAGCAATGAAGTCGTTGGCTGACTCTTACGCTGCCGGAACCGATGAAGCCACTCTGCTATACTACGGAACTAAATTGTTTGGCGACTCGTTCAAGGACTTGCTACCAATTATTAAGGCTGGGTCAAAAGCCATTGAAGACGCATCCCAAACTTACCTTGAAGCGAATTCCGATGCAACTGCATCCCTAGGAAGGTTTGGTCAGGATTTGGATAATATCGGACGAACAATCAAGAATTTCTTTATCAATCTGCTTGGAAGCGTTGTACAAATGATTGAAGAAATCCAGTTTCAAGCAGCCAATTTTTTCACCCTTGGTACATGGAATCCCTTTGAATCCCTTGAAGACGAGGTCTCCCGTAAACTAGAGAACGCACCTAAGTACATGACCGCCGAAGAAAGGGCTAAGTTTGTCCTTGAAGAAATTGACGACGACAAGAAAGAGGCTGCTAAAAAGGAAATTGAAAAGCAGCAAAAGGGTAATGGTAAAATCCTAACTCCCTTTGGACTATCCGAAGCCGGCGCGGCGTCCCAGCTCCAGCAAATGGGCGGTGGCGACGTCTTCGGGGCGGTGGCCTTCTCGCCCATTGAACGGATTGCTACGGCCACCGAAGAGACAGCGTTAAACACTCGCCCAGGCTTAGTCCCTGCCCCACGTCCGTTGGACGATCTATCAAGATAATTATGTCACCCGCCTCTACTACACTAGTTCCTTACGGAAATAATCTCCTTACTCCTATACCCCAACCGGGTTGGCAGGTGGAGGCAGATGGCTTTGGTCTGTTACAGGCCCAATGCAAATTTAAATGGGATTATTCAATGCGCGGATCGTTTCCGACCACGTTTAAAAAGGGCGACAAACTTTCCACGTTTATCTCTGGCGTTGAATCTGCTTATGCAAATATGGGTCTTTGGAGGGCCAACATGACGACCGACAAAAACAATGTTTTGACGGTTACGGCTGACTTCTGCGGTATTGATCCGAGTGTAAATGGAGGAACAAAGACGAATACCCAAATGGTTATGACTGGTGCAACAGGGTCTGAGCCGATTGAACACCACCCCAATTTTCTCGTTCAAAATTTAGTAACAGGTTCTGGTGAGATGAAGGTTTTAGCCGGCTTCCCAAGTGCCAGCGGTTGGAATCCCTCTTTGACGCCTACAATCAATCCAAGCACGGGTGTCGGCGGTAACCCCAATCGTGCCTTGTGGACGCCAAGGGTTGCAAGCGGGGGTGCTA